TGTTCTTGTCGAATCGGATGCTTCGGTAGCCGTAGGTCACGCGCTTTGACCGCTGAACCCGATTGCCGACTTTCGCGCTGATTTGGGCTTCGTACAGCTTGCCCGCGCCGATTGCCCATAGTGTCGGGCTGCGGTACGCCACCGTCGCGCTGACGTTCTGCGTTTCACCCGCCGCAATCACCGCCGACGCGTCTGCCGTGCCGACTTTCGCGCCGTCCGGGTCGTACAAATCTACCGTGAACGTCGCCGATGCTTCCGCACCCGTTTTGTTCACCGCGTCGAACGCGACAACCGTTTCGCCGTTGGTCAGGTCACTGTCCAGCTTCGGGGTCGTTACGCGGATGTTCTCCATGCGAATCTGGTCATCCAGCAGCGTCACCAGCTCCACCGGACGAATCAGCCCGCTGCCGGAGTACCAGCGCGACGACGGCTGCTCATTGCGCACGAAAACCGCAATCGTATTCACGCCGCTGACCATCTGTTCCGTCGCATCCACCGCGAACGGGTTGTAGCCGTAATAGTTCTTGTGTACCTGCTGCCCGTTGACGTACACCGTCGATTCCATGTACACGCCGTCAAAGCACAGGACGTAGCGTCTGCCGGGCTGCTTGTCCACGCTGACGGTCGTGCGATACCAAGCGTCGCCGCCATCCAGATACCCGCCCTCATACGTCGCCGGACTGGACGAATTGAAGTCCAGCGCAATAGACCAGTCGTGCGGCACGCTGACCGTCCGCCAGCTTGCGTCATCGTAGGAAGCAGCCGCTTCCGCGGTCGAGGTGTACGCCGCGTTCGCGGTTGTGGCAATCAGGTTGAACTTCCACGAATCCAGCGTGACAGCAGAAACAAGCTGGTCGGCGGTCGTGACCGTAATGCCGCCCGCTTCCAGCGCGGCTAAGCGGGATTCCAGCAACCCCAGATACGTTTCCAGCGTCATGCCGTTCGCCCTCATTACCGCCTTGACGTGCGTCCGCGGGAACAGCTCTTCTCCGCCCTGCTTCAAGGTTTTAATCTTTGCCATGTTTTCCACCTCCTTGTCAGTATTGCCCAAGTTGTGCCGACAGCGCCGCAACCTGCGTGTCATTCAGCGCTGTCGTGTAGACGCGGAAGTCCTTGATTTCGCCCGTCATAATCTGATAGGTGTTCCCGTTTTCGACGCGCCCGAAGAGGTACAGCGGTTCGTCCGTGTAGTGGTCTGCGGGGATTGTATAATCCAGAGCCGAGTTATACGCCTTGCCGCCATCCATCCAGAACGTGTACAGTCCACCCTCTTTGCGGATGATTGCATCATGGTAGCCATCCGTCGGCGCAACATAGCCGCTGGACTGTTCCGGATGGAAAGAGAATGCCCCGAACCCACCGCCGAGAGAATACGAATAGCTGCCATCGGTGTTCGTTGTTCGGCGCAAGTAAGCCACAGTGTCCTTCTTGCTTTCCGCATCAGCAAAGTGTTTCCGAGACTCAAAGATACAGCCGAGTGTACCGGCTTCGGTCGTCGTAACCATGTTATCCGCGAAGCGGCACGCAATCGTCCAGTTTTTCTCCACGTCATGCGGCTTGTAGCCTGTATTGAAGATGCTGCCCGTTCCCGTTTTCGCTCGTGTCAGCTTGAAGGCGTATGCGCCGAAATCGTCCTCGCCATCCTTAACGTATCCGACATCGACCGGAGGCGTCGGCGTATCGCCGCCAGAACTTCCACCGCCAGTTTTCATGAGCTGCCCAAGTTTCTCCACAACCATTTTGCCGATGGCTTTGTAGCCATATGCGGAAAAGTGAAGCGTATCGAACTTGTCCTCCGTGTTGCCACCGGAGGAATACATCAGCAGCGGCGCGTTCTTCTTGATGATGTCCGTCGTTGTCCACGCGGATGTGTCCGGCGCATTCGCACTCGCAGCGATTCCAGCCAGCGCATAGCCACGCCGAACCAGCTCATCCGGCAGATAGAGCAGATGGCACGTCCCGTCCTCGTCCGTCAATGCCTTTTCGACGCTGTTCGTGTCCTCGAAAACCCATTGTTTGACATATTCGCGTGCGATTACAACAATATAGTTTTTGTAATTGCCGTATGTAATCATGTCTTTCAGTTTTTGGATATACGCCGTGTGCGAATTGACCGCGCCATTCGCGCCCATCCAGATGACGGCAACGCCATTCCGATAGTTGCGCATGGCATATGTTTCAATCTGTGTGTTTGACGGCACAACAGTTGTTTCTCCGTCCTTCAAACGATGGAAGCGGTACGCATAGCGTCCATCCGAATCAGCAGTATGATCGCGATACAAAATACCCTCAATACCGGCAATAACACACGGGTTCACGCCAGCTTCGGTTTCCTTCAATGGCTGCGCCACATCTCCAGATTGTGTCGCAATTCCAAGGCGGTTGCTGTCGTAGTATCTGCCACGCAAATAGCCGACGACGACATTTTCATCCGCTGATGCCGGAATCGTAAAGCCGCCAACCACCATCGGGTCAGAGCCTTGCCGCGCCATGATGGTTTGGATTGTTTCACCACGACAACCAAGATTGACGCAGGGATACGTTTTCGCCACCACATCGGGGTATGCGCTCACAATAAACCGCTGAATACTTTCCTGCGTTGCAACGTCCCCACCAACGCCCTCCGTTAAGCTGTCGCCCCAGCAGTACACAACATCCGTATTGCCACCTTTCTGTGCTGATGCGTCCAGAATTTCGTCGCCCTTCTTCTGAAGCAGCGCAAGCAACCCATTTCCCTTGTCCTCAATGGATTTCAGGATGGATTCTACGGAAGACTGGACATCGGCGGATGATGTAGGCTCTTCGGCAGTAATCATGTTGGTTTCGAGCTTTGCAATGCCCTCTTCCATTCGATTCAACTGCTCCGCCGACAGCACTTCCCCATCGCGGAAGTTCTGCTTTTGGTATGACATTTTTCTCCCCCCTCAACTGTAATTCAAACGCATTTTCCCCAAAATCGCCATTCCAAGAAGCGCCGTCTCGTTTGCCGTCGGCTGTTCCGGCTTATTATAAGTATCGCTCAGCACCGCACCGCGTGCATACAGCACCGTCACTTTCTGATTTTCCTGCTCAAGGCTAATCGTCAGCAGGCAACGTCCCGGAACTGCATAGCAGAGCTGCGGCAGCAGAACGCTGATTTTGTCCTGCGCCACAGTTCCCGTGATATTCATTGTTTTTCCGTCCGCTCTGGTAAAGGTAGCAGACACCCTGGCATCGTTTAGTGACACATTTTCGTTTGCCCCGCATTGTAGCACAACTTCGTGCGCCAACGAATCACCTGAAGCAAACACAGGCAGGAGTACCTTCTGCATCCCGCGTCGAAGGTTCAATTGATAGGCAAGCCGTGCTGTAATCGTCACGTCTCTCCCCCTTCTTTCTTCTGTTTCTCCTGCTGAACCTTGGAAATTCCCGCCACCAGATAGTCAATACATACCGTCAGTAAACGCACATTCCCTGCCGGTTCGTCGCTGACGTGCAGCCGCCGCAGTGCATCCAAAAGTCGCTGCATTTCCTGCTCATCCATTCAATTCACCCCCCCTGTTTTATGCAAACGTAAAGACTTGCTGTTTCGTCTTGCCGTTACTAATTTTAACGGTCACGCGAACCCTGCCCGTGTCAGCACCCGCACTAATATCTACGCAGGTGATTTCGCCAATGGTCACATCGCTGCGACCCGCGCTGTACGCACCAGACGCATCGACTGACACCGAATGCTGGCTTGTCTCCCTGTTGCTCAGCGTGATGTCCAGGTCTGCCATGACCGTCTTTGTCGCTGCATAGTAGCTTTCTCCGTATGCTTCCAGCGCTTGCACATGCACCGATGATGCTCCTTCTCTCCTCGCGGCATCCAGAGCATCATCGTAGCCCGGCATGTCGCTCAGGTCAAAAGTTGCATCGGCAGGCGCAAAGAACTGGCATGATGTTCCCCCGATTGTCAGCGTATGCTGCGCAACCGCCGTTTCTCCGACATGCACCGCACCGAACCACCCATTGTCCGCGTTGATGGATTTCGGGCCGGAGACAGCATCAGCCACCAGCGTCCCCACTCTCAGCCGGTCAATCGTTGCCGTACCCGATTTTATGCGATCCAGTTCGCCGGACAGTGCTTTGAAATCACTCATCGTCGTGTAGCCGGACAAGTCGATTCTGTTGGCACTGATAACCGCTCCGTCGCTGCTCAAATTGATGGCGCTGATGATTCCGTCTTTGCTGACTTTCAGGTCAATTGCCGCATTCGCCGCATCAATCGACGCTTCTGCGTTGCTCATGCGCGTCGCCAGCCCATCGACATCCGTCTTGCTGGCTTTCAGTTCGATTGCGCCGTTCGCGGCCTTGATGGATGCCTCCGCCTCCATCAAGCGATTGCCCAGCGTGTCTGTCACTTTCTTGTCCGCTTTCAGCTCGATAGCGGCATTTGCGCCGTCAATGTTGATTTCCGCCGCATTCAGCCTGCGCATGGCGTCGTCCATGTCGTTTTGACTGGCTTTGAGCTGTATCGCTGCTTGCGCTGCATCAAGATTCGCTTCCGCAAGGCTCAGCCGCTGGTTCATGCCCTCGACAGTTTGACTGCTCGCTTTCAGTTCGATAGCAGCTTCCGCCGCGCTGATGCGTACTTCTGCCGCATCCATCTTGTCCCTCTGCGTGCCGAGGTCGGATTCCAGCCTTGTCGTCCGAAGGTCGATTTCTGCCTTTGCTGCATCCAGCTTGATTTCGACATCCGAGATTTTCTGCTTGTTGTCCTCTACCGCCACGGCATGGCGCTTCAGCATTGCATCGAACTGCTCCTGCGAAATCGTCAACGCCTGCATAGCGGAATCATGCTGGCTTGATGTAACAAAGCTGTCCTTGCCGCCATCCGTCCACGGATCGCCCAGCTTCAATTGCGTATATCGCTGCCCCAGCACGTCCCAGGTGTACCCGCTGACCTGTTTTTTCAGCCGAAATCCAGTCAGCGCGTTCTCGACCGTGATTTGCGCGTAGAGAAACGCATCTTGCAGACGAAAAAGGGGTGCGAACTGCTCCGTTCGGCTCAAGTCGATGTATTCGACCGTCCCCGACTGCTCTGGCGCGCCTACACCGGCATCCAGTTTCTCCTGCGCTGCATCCCGAAGCAAGTCATAGACCTGCTCCAGCGTCAGCGCTTCCTTCGTGCCATCGTCCCGCGTGCGTTCCTGCCCGACCCGTGCGCCCGACACCACCCATGTATACACACGCGGCATTGCGTATTCGTCAATTTCCGGCGCGTCAACGTTCTTCTCCGGCAGATAAATCACGTCGCCGTTTGCGTCCTGCCCCGTCGGAATCAAGCGCGTGTATGTTTCCGTCGTGTCCCGGTCTACTGACAGCGCCGTCAGGTTCACATCGCGCCGGATAATTAGCCCGCTGTCCAGCACATCCGACGGCAGCAGGTAAATATCCTGATTGTCTCGCAGCAGCCGTGCCCGCGCCTTGCGCACGAATCCGCCCGTTTGGTCAAGCAATGCACGGATGACGTTGATTCGTCCCCACGAAATGCGCAGCTGTCTGTCCATCTCGACGTGCAGGGTAAACGCGCCAGCGCCGCCCTCGATGGCATTCCAGAGCTTTTCGCCTGCTTTCCTGGCAGAAATCTTCTCCGTCGTTTCTTCTTCCTGATGCAGAACATAGTAACTCAGGTCATAGGTAATATGACGCGCCTGAATTGCAATCGTCAAGCCGCCGTCCTGCACCGTTGTCGCATGGATGCGGAAGCGCTGGCGCTTTCTTGCCGCTCCCACCGGCACAGTCGCCACAATCTGCCGATCCAGCAGGGCAAGCTCCCAGCCCGTACCGTCTGCAATAGGAATGGCAGCCGTCAGCACATAATCCCCGCCCGCTGCCTCCGTGACTTCGCACTCCGTTGGGCTGATGACACCAAGCCCTGCTCCTGCACAGTCGGCATCACGGGCATCGTATACTCGAATCACATCATTCATCGCTTGCCCCTCACACCCAGCGCGTTCGCACGTCCATCGCGCCGCCTGTCACATTACCGCTCAGGGACAGCTTCCATTCGCCGACCGGCAGCGTCAGACGGCTTCCGCTCATTTCCCTCGCAATCGGCGACGGCGCTCCGGTTTCATCACAGACAACGCCGGTTTCCATATCCAGCACAAGATTCCCTGCGCCGCTCACCTGTACACGCAGCGCGTTGCCTGCAATGGTGAGCGTGACCTCCCCCGCTTCCGGAATCGCCAGCTCAATTCGCGGATAGGCGGCAATGTTCCCCTGATTGAACCCCGCTGCGCCCGTTGGAGAAATCTCCAGCATTGGCTCTGCAATCGCACTGCGCCGCAGCGGATTGCAAGTGAAGATGGGCGTAAAAATCGTGTAGCTGCCGGGATGTCCCTCCGCCAATGCGGAGCAGTCGAACGCTTCTGACAGTTCCGCGTCGAAAATGTAATCCAGCATACTGCCGAAAATCACCTCGCCGCGCCCGCACAGCCACGCCCAGACGCTTTCGCAGTCCGCCTCCGGCACGATGGCACATGCCGGTGCGTAGACAACATCCTCATAGGCATCGTTCCCCAAAAGGCGCAGCGTCCCCGACCTGCCCGGCACAGTGATTGCCTCCCTGCGCAGCGCCGGTCGATGGTACTGCGCCTGTTGGGTGACGATAACGCCCATTTGGCTCGCCCAGATGCCTTTCCAACAGAAGTCATCCGTCAGCTTTCTTTCCCTGAACATCGCCATTCTCCCCCTTTCTGCGCAGCCATTCGCGCCCGTATCCGCACAATTCGGGACAGGCGCTGCAATCCTCCAGCCGGTGTCCGTTGCGGCAAATCATTTCCCGCAGTCGCTTTTGGCTCATCTGCGCCGGGTCATACAGCAGCGACGTGTCGATTCTCTCCGTCTGTTCTGCTCCCGCCATCTGCCCACGCATCCGCTGCGAGTTGTACGCGGCGCGGTATCTGCTGCAATCTCCTGCCATACACATCCTCCCCATTTCCTGTTCATCATAGCGTCTGCACCATCCATGCACGCAAGGTGTTTCTTCATTTGCTCATGTTTTTTCGTGCAATGTGTTGCATTTTTCGTGCAAATTGCGTATAATAGTATTGTCAGAAAGGAGTTGCATCAACATGACCACCACCAACATCAACATCCGCATGGACAGCGACCTGAAAGCGCAGGCGGACGCGCTTTTCGGGGAACTGGGAATGAACCTTTCCACGGCGTTCAACATTTTCGTTCGTCAGTCCATCCGCGACGGCGGCATCCCGTTTGAAATCACCCTCAACCAGCCCAGCAAGGACACCATTGCCGCCATGCTGGAAGCAGAAAGGATTGCGAAAGACCCGTCCGTGAAGGGCTACAATGACCTTGACGAACTTTTCGCAGAGCTGAAAAAGTGAAAGGAACGAAGCTGACTGTCAAGTTCACCTCTGCCTTCAAGCGTGATTTCAAGCTCGCCATGAAGCGCAATCAGAAGATTCAGCTGCTGGAAAACATCATCGCCTTGCTTGCCAACGGTGAAACGCTGCCGCCCGAAAGCCGTGACCACGAGCTGACCGGCAATTGGGTCGGGCATCGGGAATGCCACATTCAACCCGACTGGCTGCTGATTTACCGCATCGAAAACGACGTTTTGGTACTGACGCTGGCGCGGACAGGCACACACAGCGACCTGTTCAGCAAATAACTGCACACAAAAAGAGGATGGTTTGCAGCCATCCTCTTTCTGTGTCACAGGTCGGTTCGCTTGTCTTCCGCTTCCCAATCTACTTGGAAAGTCAGCGTTCCCTTTTCAGCGTCAACCACTTTTTTCAGGATGCGGCTTTTTCCGTCAGGACGGATGAACCCTGCATCCCGCGCTTCTTTGCTGCCGACCGTCGCAAAGTAAGCGGTGATGTGACCGTCCGTGCGCTTTCTCGGTGTCAGTCTCATTGCTTCTTGTAGAGCTTGTAGACCAGCACAACGAGAACCGCGGCGAGGACAACCTGAATCACGTCCAATGCGATTTCCATACTTGCCACCAATGAGCGATTGTGGTATAATTCAGATAGGTGCGGGGGCTTGCGCCCCCGTACCCGGCGAATCTGTTACCGATTGAGAAGCTCAGAAATCAGCTTCACAACGGCGGCGACCAGATTCACCAGCGCCGTAGCGAGAACCAGCTTTGTGGAAGTGGCGTTCTCGCTGCGGCGTTTCTGCTGCTTGCGGCTCATTGGCTTTCCCTCCTTTCCTGCTTGATGATTCTATTATAGCATGGTGTTACACCATTGTCAAGAGGCTTTCTGAAATTTTGTCCTGCAAAAATAGTTCTTGACTTTTTGCAGGACATGAATTATAATGCAGTTGTGGAACACAGGAGGTGATTCGATGAGTCCACGAACCGGGCGTCCTAAGTCCGACAATCCCAAGTCTGACCGTTACTTTGTTCGCACCACTCCCGAAGAAACAAAAAAGCTGGAAGAGCTGTCCAAACACTTCGGGAAAAGCAAATCCGAGGTCATTCGTATAGGGATTGAACGACTTTATGCCGAAATAAAAAAATAACGCAACTGCCACCCCTACCAAGAACGACAGTCACGTTATCCCGAAAGTCACAGCGTCCGAGGACGGTATGAAATCCTCTTCCATCATACCATCCCGGACGCAAAAAGTCAAGATTTTGCGAACATAGGAGGGTATTTTCATGATGGACACAAAACAGATTC